GAAGCGACTTGTGGATCTACTAGCGGATGTTCGCAGGAATATTCAAACTGCGTGTGGAATGGTTCGACTTGCGGAGGGAACGCATCTTGTTCTGGTTACGGAGATCAGGCTTCGTGTGAAGCTGCTACATATTATTCCGGCTGTAGTGGAAATTATGTAGTATCAGCTAATTGGTATGTACTTGGAAAATAACGGGGAAATTTATGTTGCAATTAACAGAAGAGAGCGTCAAAGAGTTTATTAAGGGTGAATTGGTTTTAATTAAGGTATGGGCACAGAACTGTCCGTATTGTGACAAACTTAATGACCATCTTACGAAAGTAGACTTATCAGCATTTGATTGCGGAGCCTTAGAAGTTTCGCATCCAATGGACAAGGCTCCAAAGCCATCTGAGTTTAAACGTACTTGGATGAAAATGGACAAATCCGATGTAGTTAAAGACTCGGTACCAGCCTTGTTTGTGTTTGAACGTGGCGAATTAAAGTATCGTCATTTTGGGATGCTTTATTCGGACGCTCTTCAACACTGGCTTGCAACTGGGGAAGTCGTTCCGTCAAAAATTCAACAACAAGAAAAAGCGACACAAGAACGACAAAAGAAGTTGTATGAACTATTCGCACAGCGTGGTGAATTAACTTACAACATGGAAATCATGGCCGCAAAGCTCGGCGAAATTAACAAGCAAATTGGAGATTTAACCAAATGAAAGTCACAGTGCAATTTGAATTGCCGTTGCCAGAAGGATTTGAGCCATATTTCCAAATCATCGCTAAAACTCATGGTTGGAGCGAAGGATCAGAACTAAGCGTTACGGATTACATTTGTGAGAACGTATGCAAGCCACAAGTATCGTCCCTGTTTAGTGCCATAATTGCTAACGCCATTAGCGGATATCTTGGTCTTTCTGGCTCAGAGCAGGTAAAGGATATTTTGCTGGCATACAACCAACTACATACGGTTACGGCTGAGATAGCCGAGTAGTATGTTTCTCATCTTTAAACCGCCTCAGAGTTACTTGCAGGTTCAACTGCTTGATCCTGATGGGTTCAAGAAGAGTTTCGATGAAATTTACGAAGAGCAATATGCCGCTGCTATGCTTAAAGCTAAGCAGAAGCGTAGAAAGTCTCGTAAGAAGCAGCTTGAATTAAAGACACTAATCAAACAGCAAATAGCTGCTGGACAAAAACTAGAGCAAATTGCAACCGATATTGCGTTGCAAGAATCGCTTCGCTTCACGCAGCAAAAACTAGCTGAAGAACTACGAGTTCAAATAGCCGCTACTGACCACGCTCGTCAGTTGATGCGGCGCTATCATGAGGAATTTAAGGCTGAAGTAACACAAATGGCTATTGCCGTTTACGATGCTGTTCAGCGTGAAATTGAGACTAAACGTAAAAAAGATAAGGCAAAACGCATTAAGGTTTTGCTTTTGTTTGCATCCATGGATGAAGACGATGACGACTAAATACAGCCTATTTCAATACTGCCACAAGCAGAAAAAAGTAGTTCCGATTGAAGAAGTTGAAAGAGATTATCAGTCCCATGCTAGGGACTTGTTTATTCAGGATGAGATGGAGCCGACTAGAAACCCTCTTAATCCCAAAGAGATTTACACAAGTAAAAGTAAGTTAAGAGCGGCTTATCGAGCTGCTGGAGCAATAGAAGTAGGAGACGCTTACGACAGAGGCTACAAGACTGACCGAGAGAACGGCAGAACGGAGCGAGAGTTGATAAGCAAAATGAAAGACAAAATAATTGATAGGTATAAGCATGGAAGATAATTTTGATAACGTAGAATCAACCGAAGTTACTCCTGAGCGAGAAACCGCTGAGTTATCTATTCGGGAAACGCTAAGTAAGCAGCTCAAGCAATCCGCAGAAAAGGAGAGTGTAGAGGAACCCGTTCAAGAAGCTCAGAATGACGCAAGTGATGAAGTAGCGTCTGTCCAGCAAGAAGCTCCTCAGATAGCTTACGCTCCACCTGCTGACATGAATAAAGCGGAAAAGGATGCGTTTCTTAACCCTACGCCTCAAAACGCTCATGTTTTGCAATCCTACTTAAATCGCCGTGCATACGAAACTCGTACTCAGTACGACAAAAAGATGCAGGAAGTAAACCAGCTTCGTGACCAAACATCTAACGTTTACAACGTGATAAAGGAGTACGAGCAGGATTATGCTAGGGACGGCATTTCTGTAGCTGATGTTACTCGCCGGTCGATTGCCTGGGATCGAGCCATGCAAGCCAACCCTGTTCAGACGGCTATTGAGTGGCTTGAGGCTTATGGTCTTTCGCCGCAGGATTTGGCTAACCAGTATAGCGGTCAGACTTCCGTTGAAACTCAAAACTACCTGACAAGGGATGAGGCAGAGCGGATAGCCGAGGATAGGTTCAGAGCGATTCAACAAGAGCAAGAAAAAAAAGCAGTTGAGTACATGAACCAACGCACAGTAGAATCGTTTATAAGTCGTAAGCCATTGTTCCGTGACCCAGAAACAGCCTCGCAGTTAGAGTCTGAGATGGCCCCCGTGGTACAGGCTCTGACAGGTACAGGTAGGTATAGCTCTGCTGAAGAGATCCTAGAAACCGCCTATAACTATGTCGTAAACGGCAATCCGACGTTTTCTGGTTTAGCGCAAAGGCTCCAGGCAGCGCCGGTGATTCAGCAGCAACAAGTAGCCGTAGAAAAGGCGAAAAAGGCTGCTAAATCCATATCTGGCTCTGCTGGTAGCGGAACTCCCAGGATAGTAACGAAAGATATTCGGGACAACCTGCGGCGTCGCCTTGCTGGAGAATAGCTGTTGAGGTTGTCCCCTAAACTATAAGGGATAACTTAAAATGGCTAATTTAGAAGAGGCAATCGTAACGACCCTTTTCGACCAGTCGGATGCTATTGCGGATGAGGTTCTTCACCACAACCCGCTTCTTGCTTCCTTGGACGAGCAGGGTCTTATTCGTAAATTTTCCGGTGGATATGAGCTTCGTAAGCCTATCATGTACAATGATGCGGCTGTAGGAGGTTTCTACTCTGGATTTGATTCATTTGATTTGGCAGCAATCGATGACGCTACTGCGTTCCGATTCGCTATCAAGCAGGTATATGAGCCTGTAGCTATCAGTGGCCGTGAGCGTCGTGGAAACAGCGGCGAAGCACAGCTTATTGATTTGGCTGAGATGAAGATGAAGGCGGCTATTTCCCGTCTTAAGAACACCGTTTCTACCTCGCTTCGTGGCGATGGAACTGGTTCCGGTGGACTTGAGTTCGACGGTATCAAGAAGGCAGTTTCGACTTCGCCTTCGTCTGGTACTTACGGAAGCATCGACCGTTCTTCGAACACTTGGGCTCGTAACCTTGCTATCAACGTTACGCTTTCAGCTTCGAATGTTCAGGAGCAAATCACTGATGCTATCAGCCAGGTAACTCGTGGCGATGAGCAGCCTGATTTGGGACTCATGGATCGTACAGCTTGGAAGTTCCTCCACAGCTCTCTCACTGCTATTCAGCGTATTCAGCTTCCTGCAAAGAAAGCTGTAGCTGGATTCCGTGTGCTTAGCTACGACGGATGCGATTTCGTATTCGACGGTGGATTTGGTTCTTCGGTGCTTGAGACTAACTCATGCCGATTGCTCAATACCAAGTATTGGACTTTCGATATGGTTCGTGGCGCAGACTTCAAACCGCTCGCTCCAGAGATGGCCCGACCGGTTGATCAAGATGCTTTCTTCACGGTTATTATCGTTGAAGGAAACCTCTGTTGCGCTGCTCCTGCACTTCAGGCTGTTATTTACGCTTAATTAGGGAGGTAACAGAATATGTCACAGTCAGGATCATTTGGAGTTAATTACAAGATCACCTTTACGACTACTAACAACCTTTCGCTTCCAGCAAAACTTCGTGCAGTTGGAAGTTTGCCAGAAGGTGAGTTTGTATTCGTTCAGGCTGATGGTGCTATCGACCAATATGCTTTCGTAAAGATTGAGCAAGACGGCCAAGCCGCTATGCTTACTACTACGAATGCTGGCTCAAATGGACTTCTTGTTGGCGTAGCTCAAGTAGCTGCTGCTGATAATGAATACCTTTGGGTATGGGTTGGTGGACTCAACGGCGGTGGAGTTGGAAAAGGAATCAAAGGCAAACTAGCTGCAAGCTATGTTGCCAAGGCTAACCTTAATACAACTGCAACCGCTGGCGTGGCTGACGATGCTTCAACAACTAAGATTGCTTACGTTGTTGGACTTGCGGCTACTACTGGAGCTGCGGCTGTAGAGCTTGGCTCTGTAGCTCACCTCAAGGTGAACTAACCAATAGGGGGGTGTAACAACCCCCCTTTTTAGGGAGAATTTATGGCAAGTGCACAAACCCTTATGGGACTTGGTATGCCAGCGGAGCTTGCTGCGGCAAGTTCAGATGGCGTGTTTTCTGGCACTGTAACTCCTGCCGGACAGGTAGTAGCTACGGCAGCAGGAATTCGTACCAGGCAAGCAATTAACAACGTTGGCGACACTACCCCAACAGCAGCAGAGCTTACGACTTCGTTCGGAACTCCTGCTTCTGTAGGAAGTGGATTTGTTGGCGTTGTAAAAGATGCTGACACTGATACTAACTGCTTTGTAGTTGTATCTAATGGAACTTCTTACTTTTATTTGAAGTTCACCAAGGCTGTATAAGCTAACGGGGGGAGCAATCCCCCCAACTTTTTAGGTAATTTATGACAAGTTTTGCTGGCAATACAACGACGACAACCCCCACTATCGCTACGGCAACAAGCGTTACGATTGCGGCAGCAAAGCCGTTTCGTAACTTTCTCCTGATTCAAAACAACTCAGCGGCTAATATCGCTATTAGTTTTAACGGCGCTACACTTACAGGGATAACTCCGACAGCTACCAACTTCTGTTATGTTTTGCCATCAACGGCTGGAGCAAACGTAGTACGCTTTGACAGTGGGTTTATACCGGCAGGTGTTATCACGGCATACCAGTCAAGTGGTAGCTCGATTAACACGGTTACAGTTATTGAGGGTTAGTGCTATAAGGTACTTACGCAATCATGCGTAATTACTATGGAGAGAGCATGGCTCAAATAGATTGGCAGTCGCTCATGTCGGGAAACTCGCAGCCAAAAAAGCGGTATTCTGGCGCTAATGTAAAGTTCTTCTACGCTTATAACGAGAATCGTGAAAAGTCTCTTGCAGAGGGTCGTCCCATCTTTGATGAGATTCCTTCGATTTCGATTCAATGGCCGGGAATGGATGAAACCGTTCGGCGCATTGAGCCGCAAGATGTTCAAGAGTACCCAGAGCTTTACGCTCGTTTTAAGGCTGGCAGCGAGCCAGTGACTGAAGGGACTCCACTGGCCGAGTGGCCAATGATGAGTGGGTCGGCTATGCGAGAGCTGAACTACCTTGGATTTAAGACGGTAGAGCAACTTTCAAATGCCACCGATGAAACCAAGCGTAAACTTGGACCCTTGTCTAAGTTTGTGAAACTGGCAAAAGATTGGTTAGACGCAGCGAAGTCTGACCAGAGCGAAGTGGTTAAGTTGCGTCAACTGCTTGAGCGTGAACAAACTAGAACGGCTGCTTTAGAGCATAAGTTGGAAGTGTTCATGCAACGTGTAGAGGCTAACGAAGGCATTGATCTTCGTGCAACAAGAAAGGAGGTGATCCGATCTGTTCCTGACGAAGCTCTTGAAGAAGGGATTATCGAGGCACAGGATGAATTAGATTCATCTCCTAGAACACGAGGTAGACCAAGAAAAGTATGACGATAGCCACGGTTATTACGAATGTTGCAAACGAAGCTGGATACACAGTTGAGTCAAATATTCTGACTTCAAATGATGTAACTACAAAGCAGCTTCTCGCTATGGCGAATCGTATTAACCGTGACATATTTGAGGCTTATCCTTGGCCCAAATGTTACGCTTCGGGTAGCTTCACGCTGGTAGGGGGTGTGGATACATACGCTTTACCAGCGGCTTTTTCTCACTATCAATACGAAACCTTTTGGAACTCATCGACTCGTTGGAGAATCTTGGGACCAATGAGCGAGCAGGAGTTTGCAGAGATTAGAGGTTTTGGTCTTAATACAGCCGTCTATCAGCGATACCAGATTCGTGGCTTGTCCAATAACGAGATTCTGATTAGTCCGACGCCTGGACCACAAAACAACGGGAACGTGTGCATATTTGAATATATTGCCGACCGGTCTGTGCGTCCAAAAACATGGACTGCAAGCACATCATTTGCCGCTAATTCCTACTGCTTCTACAACGGCAACTACTATCAAACGACTGCCGGAGGCACCACAGGAGCCACAGCACCAACGCATACGAGCGGAAGCGTGTCGGATGGTGGTGTCACATGGACTTACTACGACGGCGCATACAGTGAGTTTTTGGCCGATACAGACGTAAGCCTATTTAATGAGAAACTTTTAGAGCAAGGCGTATTAGAGCGATTTGCAGAGATTCATGGACTGGACAGCATTAAGCCACGATTTGAAATGCAGTTGCATGAGGAATTTAGTCGAGTAGCTGCTGGCAAAGTTATATATGCCGGTAACTCTAATCGTGCTGAATTGTTTGCAAGAAATGGCGTAGCAGTATTTGGGACTTGGATTTAATTATGGCAGAGGCACCAACACCACCAGGATTAACTGAAACAGATCCCAAGGCGTATTATCTTTGGTTGCAAACGCAGGGTATGTCGCCGCTTCAAGCTGCTCAGCAAGTGCAAGCAAAGTTTGGTGCTCCAAAGTCTCCTGACCAAATGCAAAAAGATGCCGCTGACCAGCAGATGAAAAATACTCTTGCTCAAACAGGCGGCATGGTCGGTGGTACTTTGCTTGCTACTAAGGGAGTTCCAGCTATCGCAGGGTTGTTTTCCAGTGGTGCTGCACCAGCAACTCCTACATTAATTGGAGCAAAACTTGTTGGCGGTGGAACAGCAGCCGCTGGCGCTGGTGGTACTGCTGGAGCCGCAGGAGCGGCTGGCGCTGGAACTGCTGGTGCTGGAGCCACAACCGCTGCTGGCGGAACAACGCTAGGGTCTGTAGGAGCTGTAGCTTTGCCAATCGCCGCAGTTGGTCTTGGATTAAATCAGCTTTGGGAAAGCGGCATGAAAGATATTCTTCGTGGCCGTGGAACAAGAGAAGATTGGATCAATCAAGGTGCAAACGTACTGGGACTTGGATTACCTGGAGTTGCGCTTCGCCTAATGGGTAAGCGATCCATCGGCAAAATGATGACTACTGGCAAGTCAGATGCGCAACTGTTGCGAGATGATTTCCGTGGCTTGCTAAAACAAACAGGCGTTGCAGATGATAACTACAACGTAACTCTTGCTGATGGTTCTCAATTTAACATCGGCTTGGATGGTAAGACC